TTAAATACTTCTTATAAAGTACAAACTGATTTATTAGAAAATGAAACAGGTTTAAACATTGAAGATGGTACACTTGTAACAGTTGGTGGTAAATTAAAACATCAATATAACGGACAAAGTAACGAGGTTGCTTATAAACCTGCTTATACAAATTATTTTGATTTTTCTTCAAATTCTGTAACTGATATAACTTCTTCAAATACTTGGGTTAAATTAAACGCTGATACTACTTCAGTTTTTTCAAGAGATGGTTTAGTTCACACAGACAACAAAGTAACCAATACAGGAACTTCTAAAGTATTTAAAGCTGAAAGGATTATAAGTGTTTCTGCAGGAAGTAATCAAACTATTCACGCTGCTTTTTTTAAAAATGGTGTTATACATCCTTGTAGTGAACAAAGTGCAATTACAAGTGGAAGTAATAGAGTACAAGCTATACCATTCCATTGTTTGATTGAATTAAATACAAATGATTATATAGAAGTTTGGGTAAAAAATCAATCACATACAACTGATATAACATTGGATAATATAAACGTAATAATAACAGAAATTTAATTAATATGAAAACAAAAAGTAAAACAAGCCCTACAGGTGGAAAACGTGGTTGTTTATGCGACGATGATACGTATAGCAAAGAATGTTGCAACGGCGATTTAATTGCACAAGGAATTGGAAGCGAACAAGAGCAGTCTAATTCCGTAGTAATTAACACAAACGAACCAAGAGTAATAACTAACACAAGAGGATAAAAATGACACCACAAGAAAAAAACGTATTTCGTAAATTATTTACTAAAACAGAATTAGGAACGCATAAAATTGATTTGGCTGTTACAGATGATATTAAAAAATTAATAAATGAAGCAAATAATTTAAAAAACCAATATAATGGTGCTGCTGCTGCTGCTGTTAATAATTTAAAAGAAGCAAAAAGATTAGCAGGAAATTGGAGAGATAATTTATCACAAGCTAATAATTTAATAATAAATTTAACTCAAAAAGCAAATGAATTAGGTATAGATTTACCAAAAGAAGTTTTAAATTATAAAGAAGTTGTTACTAAAGGAGTTAAAGATGCAGATAATTATGTAAAAATAATTAATAAAATACAAATGGATGTACCATTAAATTAATAAATTTTATAATTATAAAAAAATAAAGGGAGTATTATACTCCCTTTTTAAAATATTAAAGGAATCGAACCTATATGTTAGGTATCAAATTGATTAACCATTGCATTCCAATCTGCCAAATATTTTATTTATAAAAATCTAAAATTTCTTTTCTTACTTCCCACCAATATTCACTAGTATATATATTTATTTCTCCACCAAATTCAGAGCTTGGCGATGTACACTCAATTAATAAATTAACACTTATTAATGCACATCTTTTACTTTCATCAATATTTTGATATAATATATACGTTTTACTTTCTTCATCATAAGAATTATTAAATTTACTAATTAATTCTTTTGCTTTTGCTTTTGGTTTCATAATTTATTTTTTATCAAATATATAAATAAATTTCAAAAATACAACAACATTAAACAACTATTGTTTTTAAATAAAATTAATAAATATGTCAAACGTAATTACAGAAATCAAAAAATTGCTGGGTATGGAAATCAAACTTGAGCAAATGGCATTAGATAATGGCACTGTAATCGAAGCAGAAATGTTCGAAGCAGGTCAACCAGTATTTATTGTCAACGGTGAAGATAGAGTAGCGTTGCCTATTGGCGAGTACACTCTTGATAACGGAATGATTTTAGTTGTTGAAGTTGAGGGCGAAATCAAAGAAATTCGAGAAGTAGCAGAAGAAGCACCCGTAGAGGAAGCACCTGCAGTCGAGGAAGAAGTTGAAGCAGCACAAACTACAGCACCTAAAAAAGTAATCGAAAGCACAGTTAAAGAGTCGCACTTTTCACAAGAAGAAGTAGATGCTTTAAAAGCTGAAATCGAAACGCTAAAAACAGAATTAGCATCTATTAAAAATGTAGAAGTTGAAGAAAAAGTAGAGTTATCTACAGAGCCTTTAACGCACAATCCAGAAGCTAAATCTGAAGTAAAACTAAACTTGTATTCTCAAAGTAGAGAAATGTCAACTTTAGACCGAGTAATGAATAAAATAGCTAACTAATAAATTAAAAAAAAATGCCAACAACAACAAGTATTACAACAACCTATGCAGGTGAGTTTTCAAAGAAATACATATCTGCTGCGTTACTTTCTGCTTCAACTATCGAGAACGGTGGTATTGAAGTAAGACCAAATGTAAAATTCAAAGAAGTAATCCAAAGAATTGCTACTGATGGATTGTTAAAAAACGCAACTTGCGATTTTGATGCAACTTCAACAGTTACTTTAACTGAAAGAGTTTTACAACCTGAAGAATTTCAAGTTAACTTACAACTTTGTAAAAAAGACTTTATGTCGACTTGGCAAAGTTTAGAAATGGGAGATTCTGCATTTAAAAACTTACCAACTTCTTTTGCAGATTACTTAATTGCACACGTTGCTGCTAAAGTTGCTGAAGCAACGGAAGTAAACATTTGGCGTGGTGCTACTGCTACTGCAGGACAATTTGATGGATTCGTTCCTTTGGCTACTGCTGATGCATCTGTTATCGATGTAGCTGGAACTACTATTACTGCTGCTAACGTAATAGCTGAAATGGGTAAAGTAGTTGATGCTATTCCTGCTACACTTTACGGAAAAGAAGATTTATACATTTATGTTTCTCAAAACGTAGCTAGAGCTTATGTTAGAGCTTTAGGTGGATTCGGAGCTTCAGGATTAGGAGCAAACGGAACTAACGCACAAGGTACACAATGGTTCAACAACGGTTCTTTATCTTTTGATGGAGTTAAAATCTTTGTTGCAAACGGATTAGCTAACAACTTTATGATGGCTGCTCAAAAATCAAACTTATACTTCGCAACAGGTTTATTAAACGATATGAACGAAGTTAAAGTAATTGATATGGGAGATATCGATGGTTCACAAAATGTAAGAGTTGTAATGAGAATGACAGGTTCAGTAAACTACGGTATCGGTTCTGAAATTGTTCTTTACACTCCAGCGTAATTAATTAATATATAAACTGATTAAGGTGGTGCAATAAACACCACCTTTTTTTATTAACATTTAAAAAATATATAATATGTGTGATTTAACATTAGGGCGCAAAGAAGTTTGTAAGGACTCCGTAGGGGGTTTAAAAAACGTTTACTTCGTTAATTATGGCGATGCAACAGGATATACTTACGACGCAACGAATACAGATGTAATTGATGCAGTTGCGGGAACTCCTACTGCCTACAAATACGAATTAAAAGGGGCTTCAACTTTTACGCAAAATATAACTGCTTCAAGAGAAAACGGAACTACGTTTTTTGAGCAAGTTTTAGAGTTAACATTTAAAAAATTAACTCCAAAAGATAATAAAGAATTGAAATTATTAGCTTATGGTAGACCGCAAGTTATCGTTGAAGATAACAATGGAAATTTCTTTTACGCTGGGTTACAGAATGGAATGGATGTAACGGGTGGTACTATCGTAACAGGTGGTGCAATGGGTGATTTATCAGGATATACTTTGTCTTTAACTGGTCAGGAAAAAGTACCTGCGAACTTTATCGGAGATACTTTAACTGCCGCAGGATTTACAGTAGTAGTAGGTTCATAAATTAGATTAATAATTAGTCTGGAAAAGCGTATCTTAATTGATACGCTTTTTTTGCTTTAACAAAAAACGCATTTCTTTGTTTTTAAATAAAAGAATATGATAATCTTACGAGAACAAGAAACTGCACAGCAATTAAGTGCTATCATATATGGTAGTGATGCTGATGCTATTGTATTGAGGGATGAAGAAACGAACATAGAAACTGAAATAAATTGTACTTTTTCAATCGATAAATATTATGTTACAACAGCATTAATATTACCAATTAAAGAAAATAAATATTACACGCTTACAATTAAAGACGGAACTAATATAGTTTATAGAGATAAAATTTTCTGTACAAACCAAGTTATTGCAGATTATACAATAAATAAAGACCAATACGTACAGCATACAACAACTAACGAATACAAAATATTTGAATAATATGTTTCATATAATAAATTTAAGTGCATACACGACACCACAAATTAACGAAAGTAAAAAGGGCGATTTTGTAGAGTACGGAGCAGATAACAATTACTTTCAATTTCTTATAGATAGATACCTTTATAGCACTACAAATGGTGCTATTATTACAGGTGTTTCTAATATGATTTACGGAAAAGGATTGTCTGCATTAGATAGTAATAAAAAGCCTGATGAGTATGCTAAAATGATTTCAATGATTAAGCCTAATTGTTTAAAGAAAATAGGTTTAGAGCGTAAGCTTTTAGGAATGGCTGCTTTGCAAGTTGGATATGATAAAGGAAATGTAGTTTTTATCGACCATTTACCAATGCATACGTTAAGAGCAGAAAAATGCAACGACAAAGGAGAAATTGAAGCTTGGTATTATCATCCTAATTGGATTGAATATAAAAAAAGTGATAAGTTAAAACGCATTCCTTCTTTTGGTTTTGGTAATAAAAAAGATGTTGAAATATTTGTAATTAAGCCTTACGTTAGTGGGTATCATTATTATTCTCCTATTGATTATAATGGTGCTTTACCATACGCTGTAATGGAAGAAAAAATTTCAGACTATTTAATTAATGATATTGACAACGGATTTAGTGGTACAAAGATTATTAATTTTAATAACGGAATACCACCTGAAGAAAAAAGAGAGGAAATTGCTAACGAAATAAAACGCAAAGTAACAGGAGCGAAAGGACAAAAAACAATTGTATCTTTTAGTAACAATAAAGAACAAGCAACAGAAGTAATTGATATACCATTAAACGATGCACCTGCACACTACGAATATTTAAGTAAAGAATGTTTTGAAAAATTAATAGAGGGGCATAGAGTTACAAGCCCTATGCTTTTAGGAATACGTGATACAGGTGGTGGTTTCTCAAATAATGCAGACGAAATTAAAACGTCTACTTTGTTATATGACAACTTGGTAATCAAACCTTATCAATTAGAAATTATAGAAGCGTTAGATGAAATTTTAGCAGTTAATAATATCAAATTAAAGTTATATTTTAAAACTATTCAACCATTAGAATTTACGGATTTAGAAAACGCACAAACATCAGACCAAGTAGCAGAAGAAACAGGCACTCAATTATCTGCGCATACAGACCCAAATTTAGCAAACGCATTAATTGACAAAGGTGAAGTTTTAGGAGCTGAATGGATTTTAATAGATGAAAGCGAAGTAGATTTAGAACTAGAGGATGAATTAGATGCAGAAATTGAAAGTTTAAATAACAAAAAACCAAGTTTATTTC